TCAGTGTCCGCATATCGTGTGTTAATTTGTATGTAAACTCCGCTTCCTATTAATTGCTTACTTAGCTCCTGACAAAATGTAGAACTTTGACCTGCCACAGGTTCACATCTTCTAAAAACACCATATTGTTTCGGCTCACGAACAGGGCAATCAAACTCTCCTGCTACTTTAATTGGAGACAAACGACCATAAAAACCACTTCCTGTTCCCGCTAGCTTTTGCTTTTCTGCTTGAGTAAGAGTTGTTTTAGTTGGATTGTTTCTACTATCGGTTTTGTCGTAGTAGAAATATGAAACATCGCCGTAACGACCAGTTACAGAATATCTTTGATTTCCAGCTGCTGCATTGAGCGTTGTTAATTCAGCATCACTTACCTCTAAAAACAAACCATCTTGCCCTGTGTAAGCTAGTTCAAAAATAGAACCACCTAAACACGCACCTAAAAAGATATATTGTGTGGCAGGTGTGGTAACAGGTATGTCTTCCAAAACGCCTGTTAATATGTTGTCGACATTTATATTTGATGCGGGGATTGTAATACCCTGTCCATTTATAGACCCATTAAACAGATTGCTTGCTTTAAATCTTTTCCCACCAATCGCTGTCGCCGATATATTAAAACTAACTACTGCCCCTTCTACACCGCATTTTATAGTTGGGTTAGCTGTATCTCCAGATAATGTGAAATGCACACCCTCTACCGCGGGAGCTCCTGTATCTAATGTAATTTGATTTACAGGAAATTGACTTACACAATATTCTGTCGGTGGTGGTGGTGGATTTACACAATTTGGACAATTAACAGCAGGTTCTAAAATTCCATTCTGCTGTCTTCTCACTATTGTTTCGTCAGAGTAATAACCGTCTGGAGCTTTTGTCTGTAAAGCTCTGTCTGTAAAAACAGCAGTAGCTGTAGAGAAACTTGCGGTGTCGATATAAAAAGTTGCTTGTGCCATTTATATTATTTTATGCGCTTGGACATGATATATCATATACCTCCCACCCTGTGTCGGATGGACTGTATACCTTTAACGTACAAGTAGTTGTCGCTGTTAGTTTGTTAAATGCTAAAATCCCATACCCAGGGCTTTCATTAGGGTATTGTGTGTTTGCCACAACTCCGCCATTTGCCAAAGTAGGAAGTGCCTGTGCGCCTGGATCAGATGGAGAACCGTAAGGGTTTCCTGAAATAGGATCTACAAATGGCCCTCCTGAATTATTATTCATTAGTGCATTGTGAAGTTGAGGTATAAAGTTTGGATTGTTACCTGTTCCTACACCTGTGCCTGTTGCGCCTCTATATTTAGAGTCTGCCACAACAACTCCATCAAACTCTACTATGAATCTATCAAGAACTGTTTTTGCATCAAATATTATTGTTACTTGTCCAAGATTAGCCCCTAATGTTATAGTATATTGAGCAGGGTAAGTTGCGTTTATACTGCTTAAAGCTATGTTTTCTCCGCAAGGAACAGTTGGTGATAAAGCGCCACACCCACAACAAGCAGTGTTTGCTGTTGTATCAGAACATAATCTTACTGATGTAGACTCTCTATAGTCATAAATTAAATACAAATTGTTGTCCGTTGCCGTGCCAGAAGGCATTGTGAAATTAGCGTAATACTGTGTGTTTGCTTTTACAACAGGTGTTGCTTCTGCTGATGCCGCAAGTAAAGCATTAATGTCTGTAGAGTTATTTGTATAAACTGTAGAGGATCGTAGGTATCTAAACTTATGTACAGACCTATTAAAATCAAAATCGTCTGGTGGTATTTTATTTGATATTATACTCACTAAAGCTCCATCACCAGGTATAGCTCCAGTGCCCATGATACCAGAGACTACACTATATTGTGAGATTATAGGATTAGTTGAGCTGAATGCAGCAAATGTCATTTGTCGAGAATGAATAGGTGAAGAAAAAACATTGTCCGTCCATCTATATTCATTATGTATTGTTTTGTTTGCTTGATTGTTAGTGGTTACCGCTATTTGATAAACATTTAAATCTGTTTGTGACGGACAGCTTACAGTCATTTCTATTTGAGCCGCCTCAGAATTACTTGTTGTAATTTCAACAAATATATCTTGTTCTTCAATTAAACTTTTAGGGATAGTTAGAGTACCGCTGATATAGACATCTCCAGAGGTGTATTTAACACCATTGTAATATGCGTTAATTAAATACGCTGTCCCTGTTAATGTTGCTTCAGATACCACATCTACACTATTGGCTTCATCTATCACCTGCACATCACCTGCTGCAGTTGGTGTTTCTTCTTCAGTGTGGATAGGAGTTAAATCAGATTCAGGTATAACGTATGATATTGTTACCGTTCCTATGTCCTGTCCTACATTTACACAAAAATTCGCAGAGGATGACTCAGAACCTCCTATTTGAAATATTTGTGAAGTATTACATGGTTGACATTCTGTTAAATCAATACTAGACTCTGTGTTGCTAGCTAATACAAATTCATTCATGTAAGGATCATATCCACCGAGTTTTTGTGCACCAATAGATTGAGCGAAAAAATCTCTAAACCAAGATCTCATTCCACTTTGAGATATAACCTCTAAATTATCACCCGTCAACTTTATAACTGCACCTCTTTTTGAGTCTGTAAAAAATATATCATAACCCCAAACAGCAAAACTTTCTGGGTTATTACTGATTCCATATTCTTCTAGTCTTGGTATCTGTGTTCCTAATACTTCTGGAACTGAAGTCAAAGCACCACCACCACTTGCATCTGTAAGTAAGTCTTTACCCACTAGAACCCTAGATATTCTATCTTCTTGTAGAGCTAGTATATCGTTCAACCTTGAGTGTAGTTTTCTAACAGGGCCAAAAGAATCCTCAAGAGGTTTGAAGTTTAACAAACCTAAATTAAATTCGTTGAGTTTATTGACATTTGTTTCATCATTGAAAACTCCGCTGTAAGTTAAATCTGCAAACCTGTGCGCCTGCTTATATAACTGACCTGATGTTGTAAAAGTTCTGTTTCCAAAGTTCATCTCTTTACCTTTGATAGAATCTCTTAATTTGTAACTTTCTACTCCATTTCCAAAAGAAAGGCAGTTTGCAAAACCTGTGTCTATTATAGCGTCTTGCGCTGTTACAACTCCTTGATTTTGAAAGTCTATAAGTTGGTTTTGACTAGAACCCGTGTGTTGTCCTTTTGCGTCTATAGCAAAAGATTTGTCGTTTTCAAACCATACATCTGGTAAAGCCTCTCCTGGTAGTGTTTCAAATACCACCCCTGAATCTGCTCTAATTACTTCTATTGTAACACTAACAAAAGAAGTTTTTCTGCTTCCTCTATTCCCACTACCACCACAACCATGTGTACCTGTCATTAAAAATGTTCTTTGCCCATTGGTAGTATTATTATGAAATCTAAAAAAGTTTGTTTGAACTGCACATCCTGCATCATCTAAAATAGGTCTTCCTGCTGCAGACGCTGGCGTAGAGTTGTAACTAAACAAAACTTCCTCTGGGTCACCAGCCCCAGGTTCTTTAATAGCTATAGCGGGTAAAACATTTTGCAAGTTTTCTCCTTCAAAAAACATTTGAAACGCCCCTTTATTTAATGGATTAGAAGCAGGATCAGAAGAAATGATTGGCCCTTGTGATGTGTAACTCTTAGATGCAACCACCGTTGTTTCTATAAAACTACTTCTTCGTTCACAACGCTTACCCGAACCTCTTCTTTCATGTTCTATAAGAAATTTAACTCTAGATCCTGCAGGAATATCATAATCTATAAACTGATTTGCGTTAGCTGGGTCTTCTATATTTACAGGGTATATAGCGATAGGGCAACCATTTTTACTTCCTCTTATTCCTGTAAATGTTCCTTGTGCTATTACATTATTAAAATCATCACCATCATCTATAGCAAAATTAGGTTTCATTTTCATATATACACCAGCTGGGACTTCTATATCAGTTCCTGTATTTAAAGGATCATCTATACTAATAAAATTCTTTGGTTGAGTTGATTTATCTAATACTGTAGCAAATACACAAGTTGCTTTTGGGCCGCCCGCATCTTGTTTTACAATCAGCCTATCACCTGTTTCTACTTTGTTTGCGTTTTCCCCTTCCAATAAAAAGTAGACATCTCCAGCGCCATCAGGTTTAAAAAATATACTAGTGTATATAGTTTCATATGTAGCTTTATCTGGTTTAATACAGAACTTGTATCTCGTAGCCCAGACAGGTGCTATTTGTGCAGGTGGCCCTCCAGGTTGACCGCCAGGTATATTTACCTGTATTTTGTTTATGAGGTCAGAATTACCACACGGCACATGAATAGTGTTGGTTGGGCTAACTAAAGCAGTAGATGATCTATTAAATTCATCCATGTATATTATTCCTATTTCATAACCTCTATTACTATGTAAACTAAAATTACTTGTTGAGCTCGAGAATGAAACTTCGGTGCTTATAAATTGATAATATTCGACTATAACATTAAATGTGTCTACATATTTCATAGCTATCGGTTGGATACCAATAGTATGCTGAGAGCTTGTATCTGCGAATATTCGTATAGGTTCATTAAAAGATGAAACACCACTTTGATTTTTAGTATACGGAGATAATGTGGTAGCAAGAGCACAATTTATAACATCAGTTAAAGTAGTGCCATCACACGCAGTAGATACGGGTTGTATGTTAGACGCTGTTCCCATTTTAGCTTGAAAATCCGCATCTTGAGACAAATCATAAGCTGTATCATAATCTTGTAGCAGAGTGTAATCAAAATCTATAGTCACATTACTGTTTATGTCAGAAGGAAAAGGAGAGCTGCCGCTAAATGCAGAGTGACTTAGGGTAAATCCAATATTTATAGATGAGCCTTTTACGAGCTCAACACCCTCAAAATCCATAGTCAATACCCCTGCGGGCACTGTTATATTTCCAGATAAAGTAAATGTAGCTTCACTCAATGATGTCTTTTCATCTAAACTATTATCTTCAACAACTTCTGTGAGTAGAGTTGTGTTATATGTAAAATTTGTTGCTCTGCCAAATGAATCTTTTAAATCATACCCTTCAAAGTAATTACCATAAACGAGCCTGTTGCCCATTATTGTTTGTGCTTGTGCCTGCAAAGGTACGTTGTCGTAAGTTCTTAGTATTTCATATTCAGGAAGAACGGTGAATATTTTTTGATTGTCAAAAGTAAAAACGAAATCTGTGTTGTCACCGATACCTTCTGTGTCTTTATTAAACTTTTCAATAACTTTAATTGTATTGTCAGTCATTTCTTTAAACAATAATTCAAAACCAACCACCAAACTATCACCCGTATTTATAGTAATATCTACAGCATTAGTTGTGTTTACCATTCCTTCGTTTAAAAAACTATCAAAGTCAAAGGAAAAACTTGAGGTTGTAAAAGCAGGAGGGCTAAACTGTGAAACAGCCGAGAACTCTCCGTTTTGATATTGGTATCTGTAAGCAAAGCAAACAAACTTGTCTTCTAAAAAAGTGTTTTCAGAGTTGCTTAATTGTTTATTGAAAATAGTAGGAGCTGCTAAAGGTGGTTTTTTTATCACCAATAAACTTTCTGCGCTAAATTGATCTATATAAGGCATATTATAAAGTTAAAGTATAAGTTACACCATCTACTAATGTCAATCCTTGTAAAACCACAGTACCTGTTGATTCTGGATTTTGAGAAAACCCGCTATCGTCTACTTGATTTATAGCTTCATTCCTAAAATTACAACTATAAGTTCCGCTACTTCCATCAGACCCTGTAATATTACCAGCTATATTACCGCTTCCAGAAACACTACTTCCGTCACCAACAAAGAAACTCATCGTTGTTACATTGTTTGTTGAGCCACTAATATCTGTTATAAATTCTGTCAGTCTCATGTTAGAGGCTTTGTTTGCTCCTTGTATTCCAAAACCAGGAGTTATTTTACTGCTTGCTTGATTTGGTTGTGTCAAAGTATAACACCCTGTTCCTGGTAAGTTTACCTGTGTTGTGGTAGGAGCAGCTCCAGCACCTACACCTCCAAGAGCCACAGGACATCCAGGTAAAGTACCTCGATGAAAACCGATTTGAGAGATACCTGCTCCCGTTGTAAGGCCTGCTGTAAAAGCAAAAGCAACTACATTGGTTGTTACTAAAGCGGCTTCTACAGGTTCTTTATATGCGTTATTTACGTTTATAAATCGGGGTGGATTAAAATCGTCTGTAAAAAAAAGCAAATTACCTTCTTTATTTATACCTGTGATTAATTTTTTGGGATTGAAGTTTAAAGTTGTATTAACACCAGAGCCATCATCTACGCTAACAACATGATAACGAATCCCACTTGTTAAATTGTTAAAAGAAACAATCATATCGCACTTACCTGTATCTCCTAAAGGGAACGCCCCATCATGTATAAACCAATACAGGGTTTCGTTTGCACCATCTTCGTACGCCCCTATGCACCGAGCGTTATTACTGAGGTTTACATTATTACCACTTATAGGATCAATAAAATACAGTCTAGTTATTTGAGTATTCCCTTTGGCTTTTTCTACAGCACCTATTTCCGATTCCTCTGTAGATCCTAATCTAACATTAAGGGCATCTATATATTCACCATTTGGTATCAGCCTTTCATCAAGGCTTTTATTCATACGTCCTCTTACAAAATTTCTTTGTATTCTAGCCATTTTACTTTATCCACTTATTTTCACCTCTAAGATTCATCAATAATCTACTAGGATGGATGTTGCTTAATCTAATTTTAGCATTTCTTAAAAGTGAGCTTTTGTCTTTTCTTGCTCTGTTAACTATATACTCTTGTACTCCAAACTTGTTGTTTAACAAAGCGTATTTAATAGCAGCATAAACATACTCTTCAAATAGTTTGTTAACACTTACGGAATCATCATTTCCATTTTCCATTCCGTCAGATATGTATTGTAATATACAGCTCTGATTTGCCATTGTTGAATCAAAGTTTATAACGCCCGCTTTTCTGTCTATAGTAAAGGTAGGGTTAAAATTAGCGGTTTCTGTATTTAAACCATAACGCGCTCCTATTCTAGAGTTATATATATCGTCTCCATCAAAATCAAAAGAACCAGAGTTATTATCTGCTTCACCTTCATTTCTTAAATAAACACTTTTTAAGCTACCATTTTTTCTTGCTGTATCTAAAGCGGACTCTTCGATTGTTGCATTGTCATCGGCATCATAAGTAAAAGATGCACTAGCTGTTTGTAAAAAAGATGTGGCCGATTGAACCTGCACATTTTCTACTAAATCTCTAATTACATTATTTTTAAACAAAGATAGTTTTACCCAATTAACAAAATCAGGTGGTAATACAAACTTTAAATCATCATACACCGTTAACTGTAAAGATTTGATAATTTTAAAAGCATCATAGTTAAGTTCTTGTATGGCTCTTTTTGCGTGAAATAATATCTTATACCTATTCACATTATTAACAAGATGATGATTACCTTGATACATAAGTAAAAAATTACTAATAATATCTTTGAGAGAAACGTATTGATAAGAACCCCAATTAGCATTTGTTGGGGTAACCGCGTCATTAGTGTAATATTTTTTCTGATCTATGTAAGCCATAATTATTCTTGTTTATTTTCTTTTTCTTCCTCAACAGATGCAAATTTATAGACATCTCCTTCTCTAACAGAGATACCTGCATACTGTAATATTTTGTCAACCAAATCATTTGAATCATCTGCTGGCAATTCAAAGTCTTGGTAATCTGCTTGACTTTGGTCGAACACGGGTGCTCCACCTGCTATGGTGCTAAATGTCCATTTTGGATCTAAGGGATACCTAATATACTGTGCCTCTATATCATTAGCGCCATTGAAAGTATCTGGAAACACAGTTACTTTACTTGCTTGTTGAGTATATGCAGGAAAGTTTGTAGAAGGTGCGGTTAAAAGCGAACCGTTTAGCAGTGTTATTTTTGATTGAGATACTCTTTCAGCTTCACCTTTAAATGTTCCTCCACTTGAACATAATATTTTATTAATTAAATAATAATCAGCAGGCATAGTATACACATTAGCTGCGTCTTGCGTCAGTTGTGCTGTTACAGAAAAAGTATCAATAACTTCTTCATAACCTTTTTTTATATCTGCATAACCTGTTCCAGAAACCCTAGCGTTTTCTTCGTTTATCTGTCTGTTGTAATTATAAAAATACTCGTCAAATATATCCAACTGCGCCTGTTTAGCAAACAGGTTAAAATCTGCAGGAGATATATACCCGTAGTTGTTTTTATTTATAATCGCTAATACTGTGTTTCGTACAGAATTTATCATTGTACTTGAGTTTGTACAAAGATACGCAAAAAAAAAGAGGCCGTTGATTTTGACCTCTTCTTACATATACGATAATGTTTACTTATTTTTAAGCAGTTCTTTCAAGTGTTTATAAACCTCAACACCTTCATCACTTATAAAAAAGGATGATGCCATATATATTGGGTCTTCCCCATAGGGAACATTCATCAGTTTCTTTTTGTTAGATGGAGTGTTAAACCAAATCTCTTTATCTTTATTGCGTAGCGTCAAAAGATTAGCATCAAAGAATCCTTGAATCGTTGCGTTCATTTTCAAAGATGGGTCTTTGAGTATTTTCAAAAAGTCCTCTGGTTGACGTTTTGCAAACCTTAGTATTTCTCTTTTCAGCTCTTCTAAACTATATCTTGCAGGATCTTTCTGAAACAAAACTCGAGATATGTTTTCTACCTGGTCTACCTCTAGCTGCCTTGCTTCAATCAACGCATCTACCTCTGTTTCTATAATTTCATTTTCCCTTGCTGCTTCAGCTTCTTTGTTTATTTCTACAAATATTCTTCCATTACCAGGATGTAAGTCTAAAAACTTTTGAAGAACCTGGTTTGTCTTCGGAACACTCAAAAAACCATTTTCAAAAACTATAGGTTCTAAAATAGCTGTATCGTCTTGTTCATCTTGAAAAGGACTGTTTTGATTTCTAGCATAACGTAAAGGTCGGTTAACACCTGACTTTTCGTCAAACCATAATAAAGGGAATCTTTGTGTGTGTCGGGATGCTAATATTAAAGATAACGGAGCGTTCTCTTTAGTTAGCTTATAAGCTTTCGCTTTGAATGTATTTTTCATTTAATTAGATTTAAAATTTAAAAAATAAGAGAGGGAGACTTGCCCCCTCTCTTTACTTAACTACTATTCTTGGAATAAGAAGAAGTTGTTAGCACCTAATGTACAAACAGCTCTTTCTGACAAGAAGTTAACTTGCATATTATCCACATCAGTAGTAGCAGCGCCACCAGCTGATCCAGTAATCCAAGTTTTGTATCTTCTATCTTCAGTCTCAGAAGCTCTGTATCTTACATGAAGGAATGGTCTCTTAGCATTTTTACCAAGGATTTGGTCGTAAACGCTAGTTGATCCAGCTGGAACAAGTAGGCCGTTAATTCTACCTGAACCTGCACCTGTTGGTAAACCACCTCTCATTGTAGGATCGTTAAGATATTTCCAATCTGTTTTATAGAAGTCGTAACCTCTTCTGAATCCAGAGAAACCTAAATTTAAAGCCATCTCTTCATCATTATCAAATAGACCATAAGAAGTACCGTTTGCACCATAAGAATTTTGTGCAGCTAACATATCATCAATGTCGAATGAAAATTGTCTGTCGACAAATATTACATTCTCTTCGATTGAACCTTGCTTATCTAGTCTACTGATAATAGAATCAAAATCAGCTAATGTAGTTGGGTTTCCACCGTCCCAGATATTTCCTCTTTGAGAAACTGAATAGAATATTCCATCCGAACCAGCTCCTTGAGCTCCAGCACCAGTGTTTAAACCGATTGCTGCAGTAGCACCTGATCCCACTTCAGCTGGAACTGCCTCTATCATTGCAGTTTCCAAGTAATCATCAAATCTTAGTCTTGTTTCATGCTCAGACTTTAAATACCATAGGTATCCAGTAGCTCCATCTTCAGTTGTAACTTCAATCCAACCGATTTGGGCCATGTCTGATCCATTAACAGTGTAAGTATCTTTAATGATAATAGGCTTGTTTTCAAAGATAAAGTCGTTAGCCTCTAAAGAACCAGTCATTCCTGCTGTTCCTTTTTGAAACTCTGATCCATATATAAATACAGTAACGTCTGCGTTACCAACACCTGATCCAGCAGTTACAAGACCACCTGCTTCATAAAAAGCACAAGTGAATTGTCCTCTACCACCAGCAGCATTGTTTACTGCAGTTACAACAGCTTTATTAGATCCTGAACCATCGTTTTGAACAACTACAATAGTTTGACCTATTCTAATTACTTGCTCTGCAGCAGTTGGATCTAAAGTGTCATTAACTTGGAAAGTAGCTGTATCCGCATTTAAAAGCGCAGCTGTTCCTACGTTTGTGTATTTAGTATGTAATCTACCTTGCTCTGCCCATTTAATAAGGTCAGAGTTAGTTGGCATTTCTGCCCCCACCATTCTTAAAAATGATGAGATAGTTCTATTTCCATAGCGCTCAAACTCTTTTTCATAAGTATCAGGTAGATACTGATTCAAAAAGTCAAAGTTAACTATGTAGTTTTGCGCAGTTGGAGTTCTTTCTGAACTCGGTGTCAACGCAAAAGTCGGGGTTGTTTTTACCTGTCCTGGCATAATTTTAATTTTTTAATATTTAACTTCTTTTTATACTCTTAATTCTTAGTCCTCG